CAGATCCAGATACATCAAAAAATTCTTCTAATTGATTTACTAGTAACTCTTTATTCAGATTTGTCATTTTCTTACCCTTGTTATTGTTTAGAGAATTTCTAAACCTTGATACCTATTATACAGGGTTACGCGTAACTGTAAAGCTCTTTTTATGTTTTAATCAATTGAGTGCTATAATAATATTATGAACAAATTAAAACGCAAATCAAAAACCATTAAATACAATGTGGCATGGGGTCTAATATCATCATCAATGCTAATTGTATTCGCAGAGAATCAGCAATTAATTCAGGAATACATACCTGCCTGGGCTTATTTGATTGTAATTATGATAAACTCAGGGGTAGGGGTCTATCTAAGAACGATTACTACTGAACCTGTTGAGCCGATGAGGAAAAAACATGATTGAGTTAATAATGGGTTTGAGTGGTTTGGTATAGATGATTGAAGTAGCGACTATTGTATTTTTTGGGTTGTGTGCCTGGGTGATGTATCGGGTTGATAAGTGCTATCGCGAAATGAGTAATGACTGATAAAGCACTGTCGGCAGTAAAAGCGTACTTTAACTATCAGCGGTGTAAAGTGGGTAACGGCTATGCGAGCGAAAGCATGACCGCAAAGCTGGGAAACAACAGCACGGGTGGTGGTAATTTTGGTTCCAGTGTTCCAAAGGGCGTAAGAATGACTGATGCTGGTTTTCTTGAGTTTATTAATCGTATTAGCCTGGCTCTTGATGCGCTGAAAGTATCGAACGAAAGGGCATACAATTATTTGTGTTTGCGCTACGATCATGGACTTAAGCACAAAGAAATACCAGGACTTATGCAGTGCTCTCCAGCGACATGTGATCGTTTACATTCGTTAGCTATTGTGATTATAAAGAACAATATATAAAATTGTGAAATAAATATTGAATGACGTGCTTTTATGCCATATACTGCAATTTAATATAGTTTCCAAAGCTGTATCTTTAACTAGATATGGCTTTTTTTGTGTCAAAGAGTTATGGATTTATTATTCAAAATTGTAGCAATTTTAGCGGTCACGGTCGGTCTAGTGATTTTTGTCACTCCGATGTTAATTTATGAAAAAGCGGGAGTTGCATACAATGACGCACAAACTAAAGATATTGCTGCTCTCGTTCGCGATAATCAGCGGAGTTAGTTGTGCTAAACATATACAAGTTGATTGCCCAGGCATTAAAGCGCCAGCTAAGCTCGAAAAGAATATTAGCATCAGTATTACTGAGAAAGAAATCAAAGTGAATGATGGCGGTGAAAAGCTTTTACGTGAGTACGTTGGTGCTAGAGCTGCAATCATTGCAATGTGTGGCGAGTAATAATGCTAGTGTTGTTATTGCAGGGCTGTACGTGTGAGCCAGCGGCAGCCCCAGTGTTTGATGATAGTTATATCGGTGATGGCGAGATGAACGGATTAATAATTAGTGTTGAGTGCGAATTATGAGTAAGAATAAATTTGTTACAGCAGGATTAGCTCAGTTAGTAAAAATATTAGTTGGCGGTAAGCTGTTTAAAGAAATATATGGGCTAGTCAAGGTTCATCTTGATGATAATATTAGCGGGATAGCTAAGAAAGAGTCGGTTACACGTGAGATCAATGATGTTAGACATCAGCTATTTAGTATTGTGCATAGCATGAGCGGGTGGGCGGTTAGTGTAGCCATTGATGTTGCTTATGCGTATATCGCATCAAGACAAGATGATAAATGAAACTGAGTTCAGGGAAATAATTCGAGATGAGCTTGATCTTAGAAGTAGGATAGCTGTTGATGAGCATAACGAGCATCACGACTTCATACAATCATTCATCGACAGAGAAAACAGAAAGCAAGCCATTTATCAAACGGTTGTGACACAAGTGGCTGGTTGGGGCATTGTAGTTATTCTGGCGTGGATAGGGAAAACAGTTGCTAATAAGTTCGGTGTTTATTATTAATTTACTCGCTGTGATAGCGACATGATCAACAGTAATGGAATGGGTTGAAAATTAATTATGAGACTTTCTGAGCAACAAAAACTATTTGCTAGTGAGTTTGTCAAAAATGGTGGCAATGGTACTGACGCAGCAAGAGTAGCTAAGTACAAGAATCCAGAGGTTGCTGCGTCAAGATTGTTAAGAAATGATAAGGTCATTGCATATATTGATAAGCTTAATGAAGAAGTTAAAACAGGCAGAATAGCAACAGCTCAGGAGCGGCAGGAGTTCTGGACTAGTATATTCCGTGGTGATAGCGTTGATACTGACGCTGAGGGTAATGTTTTACCTGCTCGTATGACAGATAGAATAAAAGCAAGTGAGCTACTAGGCAAAAGTCAGGCTGATTTTATTGATCGTAAAGAAATTACAGGCGATATTGCTATTACCCAGGTAGAGAGAGTCATCGTTGACTAAACTACAAATACCTACAGCTAGAGTATTTCAACCAATGCTACAGCCAAGTCGATATAAAGGTGCGTTTGGCGGCAGAGGAAGTGGTAAATCGCATTTTTTTGCAGGGCTGTTGGTTGAAGATCACATGCGGTTTCCTGGGTTACGCTCTGTCTGTATTCGTGAGGTGCAGAAAACATTAAGAGATTCGGCTAAAAAACTGATTGATGACAAAATTGCTGAATATAAATTAGATAGGCAAGGCTTTAGGTCGTTTAAAGATGTTGTTCAAACCCCAGGTGATGGTGTTATTACATTTATGGGTATGCAGGATCACACCGCAGAATCCATAAAATCACTGGAAGGTTTTGGTCGTGCATGGGTTGAAGAGGCTCAGACACTATCAGCAAGATCATTGCAGTTATTAAGGCCCACAATTCGTGCGCCTGAGTCTGAATTGTGGTTTAGCTGGAACCCAAGGCGTAAAACAGACCCGGTTGATGCTCTACTAAGAGCAGAAGAGCCACCTACAAATTCAATAATAGTTCGGGCAAACTGGGATAACAACCCTTGGTTTCCTGGTGAGTTAGATCAAGAGCGTAGGGATGATATGCGCTCAGACCCAGATCAATATGAGCATACATGGAACGGCGATTACATCACTATTCAAAAAGGTGCGTATTTTGCTAAAAACATTACTACAGCAAAAGAAGAGCAGCGTATTGGTCGTGTAGGGTCAGACCCGCTTATGCAGTTCAGGGCATTTTTTGATATTGGTGGTACTGGAGCCAAGGCTGATGCGTGTTCAATATGGATTATGCAATTTATAGGTAAAGAGATTCGGGCGGTTAATTATTACGAAGCAGTCGGGCAAGAACTGTCTGAACATGTTGGCTGGCTAAGAGCAAATGGTTATGGCGATGCACAAATATATCTTCCTCACGATGGCGTTAGGCATGACAGTGTTTATAACATCACATTTGAGACAGCATTAAGATCAGCAGGGTTTAGTGTTGAGGTTATATCTAACCAAGGCGCTGGAGCTGCAAAGCAAAGAATCGAAGCGGTAAGGCGTATTTTTCCATTAGTTTGGTTTGATAAAGATAAATGCTCTGGTGGACTGGAAGCATTGGGTTGGTATCACGAGAAAAAAGACGAAGTACGTGGAATAGGACTAGGGCCAGATCATGATTGGTCGAGTCATTGTGCTGATGCATTTGGGTTAATGGCAATTGTCGCAGAGCAAAAAACAAGAGAGCAAAAACGGAAACACAAGCCCCGCGATAGTTCGGACTGGAGAGTATAAGTATGTTTGTCAACGCTGAGAGAGCTGTGGACGAGAGTGCAGAAAAAGAAGTAGACGAACAGGAGATTACACTCGAAGAGTTTACAGGATTTTTTCATGAGATTTTGAATCAGCCTTCATGGAGAGCCAAGGCTGATAAAGAAATGGATTACAAGGACGGTAATCAGCTCGACTCTGTAATACTGCAAAAAATGGCAGAAGTAGGCATGCCCCCGGCTGTAGAGCCGTTAATTGGTATGACTATCGAATCAATTTTAGGTGCGCAAGCTAAGAAGCGTACTGATTGGCGTGTTATTCCTGATGGGGACAAAGAAGGTCAGGATGTAGCGGAAGCTTTGAATTACAAGTTAAATCACGCTGAAAGACACTCTAAAGCTGATCGTTCATGTTCGGCAGCGTATGAAGGTCAGGTATCGGTTGGTGTTGGCTGGGTTGAAGTTGCGCGTGAGTCAGACCCGTTTAAATATCCCTATCGCTGTACCGCAGTGCATCGTAATGAAATATGGTGGGATTGGTTAGGTTCGCAATCAAAAGATAATATGCTGGGTGACGCTAGATACCTGATTCGTACTAAATGGGTTGATAAAGATGTTGCTAAGCTAATGTTTCCTGAACATGCTGATGTACTGGGCTTATCAATTAATGGCTGGAATGGGTTTGATGCGTACTCAGTGGATGGCGGTCATTCAACAGGATTATCAATAGCAGCAGACCAGGAGCGTGGCTGGAGTATTGAAGAGCAGGAATGGCGGGATATTGAACATAGACGTATTCGGTTATTCGAGGTCTGGTATAGACGCTGGCTAAATGCTCTTGTGCTAAAAATGCCAGATGGTCGTGTGGTTGAGCTTGACCAAGACAACGAAATGCACATGTTCGCCATTGCTAATGGCATTCAGCCGGAATATGCGGTTATCAGTAAAGTGCGTAGAGCGTGGTTTGCTGGGCCACATAAACTAAGTGATGAAGAATCGCCGTATGAACACAGCGATTTTCCTTATGTGCCTTTTTGGGGTCACAAGGAAGATAGAACAGGCGTTCCATTCGGTCGTATTCGCGGCATGATGTATATGCAAGATAATATTAATGCCAGTATCAGTAAGATACGCTGGGGATTGTCTGCGGTAGTGACTACACGTACCGATGGTGCGGTTGATATGGATGATGAGCACTTTAGGCAGGAGATAGCACGACCTGATGCGGATATTATCCTGAGTGCTGAGCATATGCGGCAACCGGGCGCAACATTTAGTGTTGATCGTAACTTTGAGCTAAATGAACAGCAGTACAAAATGCTGAATGATGCCAGGAATTCTATACAAAAACTGGGTGGTGTTAGTAATGAGTACCAGGGAATACCGAACAGTTCTAAATCAGGGGTACAGTTCAATGCAGAAGTGGAGCAGTCGCAACAATCACTCGCTGATATTGATGATAATTTTAATGAATCACGCTCGCAAGTAGGCGAGCTATTACTATCAATGATCGCTCAAGACCTGAAGGATGTGCAGGAAGATGTATTTATTGACGGCGGTGCGCTTAAGGATGATAAGAGGGTTTCATTAAACAGCCCAGTGATTGAAGATGGTATTGAGTATTTAACCAACGATGTATCGCGAACACTGTTAAAAGTGACGCTGGATGAAGTGCCTAGTACATCGAGCTTTAGAGCGCAGCAG